CCAATTCCCCGATGGTCGTCTTACCGGCTTTCATGGCCACAAACAGCGTGTCGGACGCTTGCGCTGCGGTGATCACATCCGGGCCATAGGCGTTGACGGCTGTGGTCAGGATATCCACGGCAGTCGTAACGTCTGTAACACCACCAATCGCCAGCTTGTTGGCCTGTGTCAAAAGGGTAGTCGCGTCCCCCAGATCAGAAATACCGGCGGAAATGGCCTGATAGAAACCCCGAAGCTGTTCGGCCCTCGTGCCCCCGAATGCCTTGACCAGATCATTAGATGCCATAGTCAATTCGTTAAGCTGTTGCGGGGTGCCCTCTATCAGGGTTCCGACTTCGGCCAGAGCGGCGGCAAAGGCTCGTGCCCTTTGTGCCAACGCGACAAAGATTGTCAGACCGCCCAGAACACCCACAAGGGTGCCGACTAGGGCGATAGTAGAGGTAAGCCTACTGAGTAGGAATATCGGGATAAGACTACCCAGAACGGTGGAAGCGGCGGTCCCGGCAATGGTCCCCAGTATTACCGCTAGCTTGCCGACTGCCGCCGTCAGAAGTCCAAAGTTTGAGGCGGATTTCTTGGCCTCTCCACCGAGGGCTTCCGTCTGTTGTGCGGCGGCCATGGCGGCGGCCTCGACTTCCTCTATGGAAGTTCCGGCCTTGGCCATATCATCGCGGAACTCCTTAGTGGCCTTCCGTGCGTCGTTCTTGGCCGTGATGATGAAAGTAATGTCTTGAGCCATGACCTACCGCTTTCCACTCCGACGCGAGGATTTTCCCCCGGTCCTGCTTTTACGTTCGGCCTTGTGTTGCTCCACTTCCTGTAAGCGTCTTTGGCCCGCTTGTATCCCGTTTTCCACCGCGATGATGGTCAAGTTAACATCCGCCGCCTGATCGTCCATCGCGCCTATGGCCGGGAGTATGCCCTTGGTCCAATGAAGATGCAAACTAAAGGAGACGTTCTCAAGTCCTCCGTTGTCTCGAAACTCTTGCAGTGGGCATAGGCCCTTGGGGGGATCGCCGGGGAAGACATGGAACTGCATTACTGGTTTGGTGCAGCCCCAAGTTTCCTTGTCGCTTAGGCTACACTTTCGGCATCGGCGCTCTGGGTAGACAACCCGTCCGAAGACGGCTCTTGCAAGTTTCCCGCGTCCTCATCCTCGTCGGCAGAGTGATTGCCCATAACGACCCCGGCCAGTTCGTCAATCACCTCAAGGGGAATGCGATCCATAAGATCGTTAGGAACCACCCCTTTCTTCACGCCGCCGCCCACGTCACGCAGGACCGTCTTGAAGTCAACAGGCTTACCGGCGCTGTCAAGAAAATTCTGCCAGCCCTTCACGCCACGGCGCACGGCCTCAAAATTCATCTTGGACTTTTCGATCTTGGTGGTGGTGCCGCCGTCCGTCGCGGTTTCCTCGTCCGCTTCCTTCTTGTTCGCGGCGTCCTTGAGGGCGGCATTCGAGAACGTGAAGGTGGTCGCGCTGTCGCGGATCATGCCCTTGTCCCGGCTGGACAGGGTGCCGATCATCCAAGTCGTGGGGTCATCGGCGTCATCGTCTTTGCAGATGTGGGAAAAGGTCTTGTTAAGGTCTAGGGCCTTGATAGCCATCTTGATGTCTCCTGTATTCGGACGCGGGCATATTCGCCGGGTATCTGGAATTTGTCAATGCACTCGCGTTCACTCAATATCAGAGGGGGGTGCTGCCAGTAAAAAGTCTGGGGGCAGGATTTGAAGCGGGTCCGCGTCATAGAACCGTGATTGAGTTATCCATGGCCGCATGACCCGATGTCCAAAAAAAGTCCCTAAAGGGCAGCGGTGCAGGACAGTTGCGTGGCTGTTCAGCAAAACGTCCATCGGCTGCATACTGATATGAAGGCTATCCCACTTCAAATTGGTGCCGTCCGGATTGACGGCAGGGGGGTCTTCAAATCCGGCCAACACCTTAGTATGCCTCCCCCCGCGCGGCCCCAAAAACCAGTTCAGCCCCTTGTAGTCACAATCCCGCCTTTTATAGGACGTGCCAGTCCACGAATTACGAAAGGCCGGTGGAGGTCGGTTGATCCAGCTTGTCAGAACAATGGGGGTTACGACCGGAAACAAGCGCCCGCCCACTATCCCTATGCCGGGTAGGGCCGCCCACCCAAGCAGAATGCAGAGCGCCACCACCCCGGCGATACGGTCTATGTTGGACCAAGAGGACCGCTTGAAAAACTGGTTCAAGAAAACCACCCCCTTATGGTCTGATAGGACGCACCCAATAACGCCAGAGTGGGTATGAGATAGATCATGGCGCGGGTTGACCAAGAGGCCCTTTTGTAGGGCTGCACCACCGTCCTCAGATCGGCTATGAGAGGTTGAGTATCGGGGGGCGAGCCGGGGGGCACCTCCATCAGCGCCCGCTTCAATACCATGACGGCTTCGTGGCATTCCAACAACTTAGTGCGTTCTTCATTGGTCATGGGTGGTTCCACCGCTGTCACGAACAAATACCCCTGTTATAGAAAGAAAACACCCCAGAGGCATTTCCGCCACCAAGGTGTCCTGAGGACACGCCCCGAATTACCATGGTGACGGTGTTTTTAAGTAAATAGAATTTGGATTTCGTCGTTGCCCAACAAGCGGGCCAGTGACCCATCAATGTTGAACACCCGGATATTGTTCCGGTCGGCGTAGGCCATCCCAGTAATCTGGTGGTTCGGGGCATGAATGCAGACGATGTTGCCATTCACGGTGCCGTGCCGGACCCACCACTCGACAGACGTTCCGTTCTCAAGATAGGACCAGATCGGTTCCTGTGCGGCAAGGATCGCCTCCGGATCATAGGACACGGTTGGCGAGCGGGCCGTCAGGAAGGCACCCTCGGTCGCATTGGCCTCGTTGATGCAATCTCGGATGGACACATCATTGGCCATATCCACCGACCAAGACGACGCGCAGATAGCCGTCTCTTTCGCGTCAAAGCGTTGGGACAGGGCGAGGGCGGCGTCTTCGACTTGGACCGGGTCTTGATCTTCAAAGGCCCCAGTCAAAGTCGGCTCGTCCACCTGATTGACGTAGGTTCCAGTAAAGTCAAAATCGAAGGTAGGGAACTGACCCACCTGCGCGTTGATCGACACGTTGCCCCGCGCCCCCAGCAAACGGTGACGGATCGCCTGCCCGCTGTCGTCGGGGTATTGAACATCTATCGTCACGGACGGGATGTTGTCCGTGATCGGCTGATAGAGGAAGCCAATGGGCCGGACGTGCACCCAATAGATATCCCCGGTCGCCGGGTTGTTCGACTGGAAGTCCGGGGTGATCGAACACACGGTCGCACCGTTGATGTCGGTCAGAACGATCTGGGTGTCATCGGTCAGGATGATTTCATTGCTGCTTGTAAAGTCAATCCCGGCATGGCCTCCGGTAGCCGCCGTGCTTTCCGCCGGGGCCGTGATCGCTGCGGTAGCCACGCCAGACGCGCCGCCTGTGGTAATCTCCACGCGCAACTTGAGATAGATGCCCCCGGTGTAGGGCGTGCTGGCCCCGTAGAAGTTCGCGTCTCCGGTATTTCCGGGCGCGGGAACGGTGCGGAATACGCATTGCAGCGCGGTGCTGATCGCGGTTTCGCCAAGGCCACAGGCCCGCAACAGTCGCCCGATACGGGGCGATACCGCGCCCGATGCCACGCCATTGTTCTTGACTTCAAGCGAAAAGGTCATGCGCCCGATCTTGCGGGTCACAAGCTGTTCGAACGGCGATATGTCATTGGACACAACTTCCCGGCGTTGGGAAGTAATCTCGGGGGTAAAGTCAGGATTGATGACCTCGAAGGCATCCAGAAGGGCGTTCAGAGTCTGCGGTTGATTGAAGGTGGTTTCGATAGCGGCCAACAACAGACCACGATTGAATTGGATAGTCATAGGGGGGCCTCCGATGCAAGGGGTAAAGTTTCATGGCCTCACCAAGCCTCCTGCTGGGAGTGATTGGTTGGCACAATAGAGCGCGGGTGCAGGCTTGACAAGAGAGTTATGTCCGTGCGCGGGGATCGGATCGCTTAGTGCGATACCTCACATTAATGAACATGGAGATTTCCACTATACGGTCATTCTGATCTTCTCTCAAGAGGCTGTTGGCTAGCATGGTAGTGGCATAAGCAAGGCCCGCCCACAGGCGGTTCGCTTCAATGATTTCTTCCAAGTCCGCCAACACGCTGTTTGCGCCAGCCCGGATAAGAACGCCCTTGGGAACATAGACGCGGGTTTGCAGATCGACTTCAAGTGAGCGGTCCCTCTTGTCCGGGGACAGCACGTCAAGATAGGTTTCATTGCCTTCAAGGAT